ATAACGAAGATATAGTTTATGAATATCCACTACCGGATAGATTAGTTATAATCGGAGATATACATGGAGATATTAAAAGATTTAAAAATATCTTAATAGATGCCAAAATTATAAATAATAATATAGAATGGATAGCGGAACCTAAAAATACAATAGTTATTCAAATGGGAGACCAGATTGATAGTCTAAATAGAACGACAGATAACGACTGGGAAGTTATAGAAGATATAGAAATGATTAATTTTACAAATATTTTAGATAAGTTAGCGACTGAAAAGGGAGGGCGATTAATATCTCTAATAGGGAATCATGAATTTATGAATATATTAGGTAATTACAGTTATGTATCAAGTAAAAGCATAGCAAATAATGAAAAAAGGCGGCTAGAATTATTTAAACCAGGGGGGCAAATATCTAAAATCCTATCAAATAGACCTGTTATTGTTAAGATAGGCGGGTTGCTCTTCTGTCACGCGGGATTGAAAATATCACATCTAATGGTTTTAAATATTTATAAAAAGGACGTTAGTTATATTAACAAGATATGGAAGATATTCGCAACAACTAATAATATGAAGGGTGAAGAAGAGACTGATATATTTAGTAGAATTATATTAAGCGACGATGGTATATTATGGACGCGCGCATTAGATAATCCCGAAGAAATGGAAATAATGTTAAAAAATTTGAATTGTAGTTATATGTTTGTGGGACATAATGTAGTAGATGGTATTAAATTTATTAATAATATGTTATGGTATACTGATACAGGAATATCACGAGCATTCGGGACAACTACTTATCAGTATATAGATATAGTAAATTTTAATGTAAATATAAGAACTGTTAATATATAATAATATAATAAGAATGAATATAAGTATTACGGGGAATGCGTGGAAAAAATTAGTTAGTATAGCGGGAAATAAAGGTAAGTTTTTATTATCCGCCAGGAGCGGAGGATGTAATGGATATATTTATAATATTTCTAGAATTGAGGATGATAAATCGTATGAAAATATTAAGGGCGATAAAGAGGCTATATTGCGCAATGAAGGAATATCAGTATATATTGATAAAAGAGCCGAACATATTTTACAAGGAACCACAATAGATTACGAGAAGGGATTATATGAAGAAAAATTTGTATTTAATATAAATGGTGATGGTGGAAAATCTAAATGTGGTTGCGGAAAATCATTTTCAATATAGTAAATAATTAACTTATATATTATTTAGAAGGAAAGTATAAATGTCTAAATATCCTTTTATAATAATTTTAGACATAGACCAGACTATTATAGGAACTGTTAATCAATTATGTAAGGAAAGAGAAGTATTGGAATATATTTATAACTTATGTAAAAAACGAAGATTAGAAAAATGTATTAGACAAAATAATGTAGATATGCAGAATGAGTTAAACGACGGATTATTGAGACCTTATATTAAAGAGTTTATACAATATTGTAATAGTAAATTTAAAAATGTGGAGATTTTCTTTTATACTAATAGTTCGTATAATTATACAAATACATTTTTAGCGACAAATGTTGAAAAGGCATTGAAAGTAAAGGTAAATAAACCGTATTTTACAAGAGAAAACTCTATGATTATAAATGGGAAATATAAGAAGTCTCTTGTTAATATATTTCCCTTCATTATTAAATCTCTTGTTAAAAAGTATCCTATTATGAAAAATGAAAAAATTATAGATTATATCATTCATAATCGCTTTGTATTTATAGATGATATAAAGGAAAATACGTTTGAATATGAAAATAGACAGATTATATGTCCTAGATATGATTTCAGATATTACAATGACATTCCTGAAAAACTATTAAATAAATATAAAATGAACCCAGAGATTTTCAATAGTAGAGATATTTTAGAATATTTACATAATATGAATATACCAATATATAATAAGCGCGGGAATATTCATCAGCAAAACAAGGAGTATATTGATTTGTGGAAGGAACAGCAGAGAAAATATTCCGAAGTATCCAAAGTTAAGGACGAATTCTTTAAAGACCTTATTAAAGAGTTCTCTAAAAAATCTGTTAGTAATGAATTTTTATCTGATAAAAATATTATTAAAATAAACAAGCGGTTTTCGCACGTTAAATATAAGAGCGCGTGAATCTTTTACAACTGAACATTTTATATTTTTTACAAATATAATTTGAGTACATAACTTTTATTTTTCTAATATTTTAAAAGTTTTCTAGAAATTTCTAAATTAAAAAAGTTATGTACTCAAATTATAAAAACCACTTTTTATAATTTTTTGGTTCTCTAATATAATCTAGATATATCTAGATATACTCATATAAATATTAGAGCACATTATATATTTACTTGGATAATAGGTAATATAGATTATATTAAAAATGCATGAGATAATTATAGAAGATTATAGCGACATCGAAAATAAGATAAAGAACCCTCCTTATTTACAATTAGAATCGCGCAAATTTTTCTATAATAAGATATTCAATATTTGGAAATTTTATAGTATCTAAATGAAAAATATAATATATAATAGATAATGAGCATTTATTTTAAAGATCATCCTGAATTTAAACCAAATATAACACCGAAGGAGATGTTTAGTTTAGGTATTATGGGAGGTTCTTATTTTAGGCAAATTAAATCACCTAAAACTAAAAAAATATATAAAAATCATCATAAACATTTTAAATTTCTCAAAGGCATTCCTGATAATTTATTAATAAAGCAAGAATATGATAAAAGCATTAATTATTATAAGGTAGAAGTCGGAACAAGTTATGAATATTGGATGGAAAAGAATTGGATAAAAGAAGACATTGATCCTTATGGATGGATAGAATGGTATTGTAATTTTTATAATGGTCGTAGAACGGATGATGATATCCGTCAAATAAATAGATGGAAAAAATCAGCAGGTCCCAAGGGTAGATTTAAGAATCAATTACAAAATAAGGTAAATGAATTAAGAAGCAATAGTGAAAAAATATATCCTAGATTAAGACAAACATTGCTTCATTGGGCATATGATAGCCGTAAAATGATAATAAAATGAAAATTGTATAAAAAATGATTTTGTATCATTAATTATAATAGATATAACGATATAGCGCAATATAGAAATTATAATAATGACTACCAATGAAGTCTGCGACGTCAGCGAAGAATTAAATACTGATATTTCATCGTCTTCTTTTGATGTAATTCTTAATAAGAAAATTGCCGAAATAAACGAACTATATGAATTGAAGACGAGAAATAAAAAATTGACGAACAATGTTAATGAAATTAATTTCATGGATAAACAGTTGTATAATAAAATCAATGCGGCTATTGACAAGAAATACAAAGAGTCGAAGCAATATAAAAAAAAATGCGAAAACGAAGTTCAAAGTGCTATGTAGTTTTAGATTTAAACTATATAACAATATATCATCATATAATAATATGACTGATATAAATACAGTTAATAATATTATTGATAATGAAATTTTACATATTATTAAAGATGGTATAAAAAAAATTAACAAAATCGACTATATATATGATAGAATAAATGATAACCATAAAGATAAAAATATTGATAAAAATATAATTAAAAAAAGGGTCAGGGATGTTAATAATTATAGAGCAGTACTTAAAGAACTTGTAAAAGAACCTATTATTAAACAGAGAACAAAGGAATGGTTTGACGCGCGTGAAAATAGACTAACTGCCAGCGATTTATATGACGCTATAAAAGATAGTAAAATAAGCGATTCTATCGCAAAGAAGAAGGCGAAAATTACGAAAGATAATATTAATTACAATGCTATTAAGGCGTTAAAATGGGGTACAATGTTTGAACCAATGGCGTCTCGCATATATTCGGAAATTAACAAAAACATTAATATATATGAATTTGGACTAATTTGCGATAAAAAAAATGAGCATTTTGGTGCTTCTCCTGATGGAATTAACGAACTCGGAATTATGATAGAAATAAAATGTCCTTATAGTCGTAAAATAATAGATACTTATATACCGGAAAAATACTTGATGCAAATACAAGGGCAATTGGCAGTATGTAATTTAAATGAATGCGATTATATAGAATGTAAGTTTCTAATAATAGAAGAAAGTGAATATGTAGAACAATTTGGAACTTCTGATAGCGACGATATTAAACATGGTATTATTGCGGAGTATATTTCAAAAAAGGGAGAATATACTTATTTATATAGTGATAATAATAAGAATGCTGCTGATAATATTAATGATATTTATAATAAAATGAGGGCATTTGATGAAGATTCTAAAGATTCCGAAAATAATATTTACGAATATGTAAAATTAAACTATTGGAAACTAGATAAAATAAATACACAGCGCGTAATATTTAATAAAAATGAATGGGGTAATATTAGCGATAAAATAAATATTTTTTGGGAAAAGGTAGAAAGATTTAAACTTAATCCTATTGAAAAAATAAAATTTATTAATGACGATGATGACAAAGATGACAACTAAAATTAGATATTTAAGTTTTTGGAATACTAGCAGAGGCACTAGGGATACTAGAACTACTTACAGTACTAGTACTAGAACTGCTCATTGGAGTACTAGTTGTAGTCGGAATACCACTTGTACTATTTGAACTAGTATCAACACTTGTATTCGCGGCAGTAGAAGTAGATTTGCCTCCAAACCATCTAAATTCTGTTAAATTAGTTGGTTTATTAGTATAATCAGCGTCCGAATATTTAGAAGAATAAGGATTTACAAAATATACAATACTATAACTAACTTTTTGATTATTCGTTAAGCATACTGAATTATAATTTTCATAAGCATTATCTAGATTTAAGCATCCGCAAGAATGTGTTGAATTATTTATACCACAATTTAAAAAACATTGTTTGCTTGTACTTTTATATAATTCTAATGTATTTTTAAAATTGCTAATATTATTATTAACCTTATCATTATTTCTTATGATATCTCCTATATCATTAACTCCTAAAAATATTATACATAATTCTGCTTTCATTTCAAAATTTTCAGAACATTTTTGCTGTTCTGCTTTAACATCACTATATTGTAGAGAACAAGAATCATAATTATTATTATCGGGACCACGATTAGAATCGGTAACCTTGATAGTTTCGTTATTATTTTTTAAATATGGTGCTTGCGAAATACAAACATATATGGGAAAGTGAATATAGTTTATATCTGAATTACTCGCAGCATTTTTTAACTCACTTATTTTTGTTTTAATTAATTCGTCTACTTTATTTGTTAATTCTGAAATATTATTATATAAATATGTTATGTTTTTAATTTTATATATATCACTGTTAAAATTTTTATTTTCAGTTATCATATCTATAAGTTCAGACGGTTTAAGTTTAATACATTTATAAGCGAGCAATAAATCTCTTTTTTTAACATCATTGTACATTGATAAATACATATCAAAATTATTATTACAATTATAATAATCATTATAATCATCAATTCCCTGATTATTTCTTAATTTTACACTTGAATATCCGCTTGTACTAATTAGACTCGGTTCGTTTTTTAAAACTATACCTTTTTCACATGCTCTGTTAACATTGTGATATCTCGTAATAAATAGTTCCCTAACATTATAATTACAAACACTAATAATATAAAAAATACTTAATATAATAAATATTATAGTCAATGACAATAATAATAAATCCTTATATTTCATTATGTATATTATAATCTCTATATTATTTAATTATTTTTATTTGGTTAATTATAGGAAAATACTATATTGCTCGTTTGATTATTCCAGTTGGGATTACTAACCTTTAAGATATCATTCTCTACGTAAAAATTATAACAGTTTTCGCCATTTCTATTACATAATTCAAGGCCTTTATAAACATTGTTATAGTTAGAAGTATTTATTCTCATTCCTTTATTCGCAGTTAAATTATTTACCGCAATTGTATCTTTTATTAAACTTAAATTATTTGTTCCTGTAATATCCCAATTTCTTTGATAAATTTTGCTATTAACATCATTGGTATTTACTCCAAATGTAAAATATTTATCTAAATTATCAGAAATATTAGAAGAATAATTGTTTAAATTACTAGAATAACTAAATAATTTGTCATTTTGTATATTATTAATGCGAGTATAATCTGTATATAATTGATTATATATTTGATTTGACGTATTATGCGTATATCTGTAATTTTTTTCGTAATTACTATTTAAAATATCTAATAATTTATTTGAAGTCGAATAAATATAATCGTTGTTGGCTACACCATAATTACTAGAATAATTAAATAAAATATTAGATGTAGATAATATATAATTAGAATTTTGCGAATGTAGTTTATTCATTTCGCTAGTTAAATCGCGTTTTATCGTACTATCGTTATTATCTGAATAATTTATTATATTTGTTGTTTTTTCATTTAGTTCTTTTTTATATTTAAAATAATCATATACTAACCAGGTTAATACACCTATCAAAGCAATTAATATAATTGTTAATATAAAATATAATACTACCTCTATTATCTCCATTTTTTTTATACTACTATACTACTATACTATCTAATAATTTAATTATTTTAAAAAAATAAACTATAATATTAATTAATATGTATAACTTTTAATTCGGCATTATTATCTTGTACATCAGTTTTATTATCAGTATCGCCACCTCGTATAACAGTTTCGTAATTATTTTTTTTATCATCTAAATTTACTAAACCACCATCTTGTCCGCCCATTTCAATTTTTGGACCTTCTTCTTCCCAGTCTTCGTCTTCCTCTTCATCTTCCTCTTCATCCTCTTCGTCTTCATCTTCATCGCTAGAATCTTCTTCCTCTTTTCCACCATATGCCCCGACTTTATCACTTTCATCACTTTCATCACTTTCATCTTCTTCATCTTCTTCGTCTTCTTCGTCTTCATCGCTAGAATCTTCTTCATTGCCTTCATCACTTTCATCGTCATCTTCGTCTCCGCCGAACATTTCATTTACATAATTGCCACCACCATATTTACTTGCGATTTGTAATCCATTAACATTATCATCATCTTCGCTATAATCTTCAAATTCTTCATTCTCACCACCGACTTTAATATTTTTAATTTTTTTAAAGTTCTTATCATAAATTTCCATCACCTTTTTAACATTCTTACCATATTTTTTCTTATCATCGCTACCGCTACTATCACTGCTATCTCCGCTATCACTGCTATCGCTACTATCATCGCTATCGCTTATTATATCACTACTTAAACTTTCAACATCATCATCATCGCTATTATTCGCGCTTTCATCACTATCCTTATATATATACTGTTCGGTCTTTTTATAGGGTATTTCAATTTCTTCAGTATTTATTCGCAGTTGTATTCCCATTGCCTCAAATTCTTGTATTAATAGTTTAAATGCCCATGGTGTTTCAATAACAGATATATCTTCATTATTACAATTTTTACACATATTAATATTATTTTTAATATTAAAAGCGACTAATGTTCCGCATCTTTTACAAGCGCACCATCTATATTTATCAGAGCGTTCCATCATACTCTCTTTTATAAACATTGATATACCATGACTTAATACTGTATCACGCTCCATTTCGCCTATACGTAATCCACCACCTTTTCTTCTTCCTTCTGTGGGTTGTCTAGTTAAACTAGTAATTTTGCTACTAAATTCTGCTCCTAGAAGTCCTCCGCCGCAACCGCGCGAATTAATTTTTTCAGCAACCATATGCTTCAATCTAAAATAATATGTCGGTCCTATAAATATTTCAGTATCTATTTGTCTTCCGGTAAAACCATTATATAATATTTCATTACCATGTTTTTCATAACCATTATCTTCTAGATTTTTATATATTACATCATTATCTATTGGGATAAATACTGTTGCATCACCTAATATTCCATCGATACAACACATTTTAGCAAAAATACATTCAACTAAATGCCCAATTGTCATACGCGAAGGAATCGCGTGAGGATTTATTATGATGTCGGGTTTAATTCCGTCCTTTGTATATGGCATATTTTCCTCGGGAATTATCATACCGACAACACCTTTTTGACCATGACGCGAAGCGTGCTTGTCGCCAAATTCTGGTTTCTTAATTTTTAAAAATTTCACTTTACATATTTTAGAATCTTCATTTGCCAATTTATTATCTATTACTATTTGATCTACAGTTCCATATAATGAATTATCGGTACTTATAGACACGTCAGTATATTCTATTTCCTTTACTTGTTCAATAAACATACCTTTTTTAACTTCTTTATAAATAACTTTCTCATGTAACATACCAACTATGATAACTTCCTGACCTTGTGGTATATATACTCCCTTCTTAATAAACCCTTTTTCATTTATGTAAGAATAATCCTTCTTTTTAATCCCATTCACATTTTTACCGTCCTTTTTCATTTGTACGGGATTTCCGAATATGATTCTTTCAGTATCAGAAATAATTTTAGTAGATGCTGAAATAGATTTATAGTAAGACACATAATTTAATCCTCTATTTATCGATGCCCTATTTATCATAATACTATCTTCTTGATTAAAACCGGAGTATGTCATAATAGCAACAATTGTATTAAACCCGTTCGCCATATAATCACTTGATGTATATTGCGCGATACGCGTATTTACTATTGCCCTTTGCGGATAATGTAAAATATAACTCATTGTATCAAATCTTTTATTAAAGTTAGTCGCATATATACCAATCGCCTGTTTAGTATGCGCGGCATGAAATATATTTCTAGCGGCAGCATTGTGATTAGACATAGGTATATTTCCAGAAACCACACTTAATATTGTAGATGGATGTATTTCTAAATGCGTATGTAGAGGAGTTATATCATCTTTATTCATCGCTATAAAGCACGTGTCCGTCTCTTCATTATCTAAATATTCTATACATGCACCCTTATTTTCCAATTCTTTCAATATTTTACCATAAACCTTTCTATAATTATTGTGATAAGTATTGATATTATCATCTTCTTCTATATCATCCGAATTAGATTTTTTCCCACCCATATTCAAAAATGCCGACATATATCCGCCCGTTGATTTTTCCATATTATTTAATACATTTATTTCATCATCTATAGGTTTTTTATATACATCTCTATAATAATAATCATCCGTCTTTTCATTATCTTCTAATTTAGTATATAAACCATTGAGCATATCAAACCAATTCGTATAATTATTTTTATAAACTAATATTTCGTTATGAGGATAATCAATCTTTTTATTATTATTTAGAATTAATACTGGTCTACAAGGTCTTCCCGCTTCTGTAAATATTCTAATTTCATTATTTGGAATATTCCAAGATATAGATATCAATATATTAATTAATCCATTTCTTCTATATGCCTTCAATATCCTAGTAATAAAAATGGGGTCTCCCGTATATCCGTATAAAGTACCATTCAATAAAACACTGGTAATATTTTTATTTATAATAAAATTACATTTATTTAATGGAATTATACCAATATCTATTAAACATCTTTTAATATTTTCTACATTTATTCCAGCAGTTATTTTTGTTAATAATGCCAAGTTTTTAAGATATCCTATAGAAGCGCCATCAGGACTTTCAAAAGGACACATCATTCCCCATTGTTGCGAATGTAATCTATGAGGACTAGTAATTTTTAAACTTCTATCAATTGGTATATTAACGCGTCTTAAATGAGATAAATATCCTATATAACTAATTCGCGACAAATCTTGTACAATTCCTAATTCAGGATCCTTATTAGTCTCCATACCCCATCGGCCGCCTTTTAATGATTTAGAAAACGTCTCTGTTATAATTAAATAATCAATAATTTTAAAGATATTATTAGAATTTATTATTTTATCATAATTATCCTTATCTTTATAAGAACCATAGTAATACTCTCTGTCTATTTTAATTCTAATGTCATCGCGCAATTTTGTATAGGAATCTTGAAATAATTCGGTTAATTTAAATCCACTGATATCAACTCTTTTGTATATATAACTATCACGGTCACTAACAGGACTAGTTCCTATAACAGTTTTAATAAATTGAAACACTAGATACCCTAAATATTTTCCCTTATCGCGTATATCTTCTATATTCGGAAATATTTCAGTTATTATTATAGATTTTATATGTTCTACCGTAGATGTTTTATACATTTTTTTATATACATTATATAAACGTTGAAGAGCCTCGTTTTGTGTATATACATATTTTTCATTATCCTTTTCATCTATATATGACGCGCTTATTATACTCGGTCTTATAAAATTTTCAAAATAATCCTTTTCAATATCATTTGCGTATTCGCCAAAAATTGTGTTACATATGTCTTTATCACTTTCTATACCAAGTGCTCTAAATAATATAAATAATGGTATCTTTTCTCTTATCGAAGGAACTGAAACTAATATAGTGCCGTAGTTATATTTTTTAGAAGAATATGCTATTTTAATCTTTTCATCATTATAGATACCATCGCTTTTTATTGGAGTATCTACGAAAAAGAACTCTATATTATAGGGTTTAATAGAACCTTTCTCGGCTACACAGCGAATAACACCTTTATAACTAAATCCATTCGGATCTTCTTTTAAAGCGCTAGTAAATAATTTATTAGTCACTATATCTTCTTGCGCTATTATTACTTTTTCTTTTCCATCGATTATAAAATACCCTCCTGTATCATATGGACATTCGCCTAATAATTTTAATATATCTGAACCATTATTTTTGAGTAAGCATACATCACTATGAAGCATTATAGGTATGCCTCCTATCGCTATATTTTTAAATGGGATGTCCTTTATAGCACCCTTATCATTTGTAATTCTGACCAATACTGTAGAAAAAATATTAGTAAGATATGTTAAATTTTTCATTCTAGCGTCGTTTGGTGTTATTAATTTAGGGGTTCCATTTTCGAAAGTTATAGGTCTATCTACATATATTTCTTCACCATCTAATCCTCCAATATAAATATCTACTTTAACAATTAAATTTTTATTACTATCATCCATTTTAATCATTGTAATAGGGTTATTAGATCTTATAATTTCGGGTATTTTAACTTTAATGAAATTTCTATAACTATCTAAATGATGTCCTGTAAAAGGATATTTATGATTTTTAAA